AGCCTTTTCTTCTTTAGTATCACTAATTTGTATTGACGATATATAACCACCAACATTAAGTGGTGCTTCATTAACGGTATCTTCCCATATTACTTTGGCTGTATCTCTTTGAGCTTGTTTCAACTTTTCTAGTTTTTTTTCTAGTTTATTAGTTAAAACGGTAGCCATTTCAGATATATCTCTCATTTCTTCTATGTGTTGCCTATCGCTTCTATATCAAGCCAATTTTCGCGAACTGATCTGATTTTATATTGAATTTTATCCATAATAATATAGTATTTAGATACATTGTCAGTTTGATTACTTACTTTAGGTTTTAAATATACCTCTAATTCCCTATTTACAGACTTTATACGCGTGATTTTATTTATATCTGCTCCATACACGCTTACGCTCACATCATCGTTTAATTCCTGTGTTTGTACTTGATAAGAAGATATTAAAGTTAAGGGTTCAATATATGTTCCGTTTGGTTGTTTGGTTTTTGTTGCTTTCTTCAAGTCAACACTTTTTAAATATCTTAATTGCATTAAAATATTCTCCTTTTACTATTTGAAACTATATCTTGTCTTAATTTTTTCATAACATCTCTATATTTAGCACCTCTACCACTTTCACTTAATGATTCGACATCTTCTGTTCCTCTTAACAAATATAAACTTTTGACTGCTTCAATTATTTCACTTTCTAGTCCATCGCTTGTTTTTCTATTAGAAATAGAAAGAGCATCACTTTCTACTCGCTTGATTATCTTATCAAGCAAATTTGTATCGGACACTCTGTATTCATTTCCTAAATCAGCGATAATTTCTTCTTTCATTTTATCGCCTCACTTTCGTTTTACTTATTAAACACTTGGTTGTGCTTCATCAGCATCATATAAGATTGCTTCATCAGATAATGCACCAGCACCGTTATATAAGAATGTTTCAAGTGCAATAGCATCATCGAATGGTACTTTTTCAGCTCCGTATTCAGATAAGTAATAAGGTTGTGCAACTGCTCCTTTTAAAGTAACGATTGCATTAACTCTTTCTGGTAATCTGTGAGTTTCGTGTACTATGATTGAATCATACATACCGATTGCTCCATTAGAAGCTACCGTTCCATTTGGAAGTTCATCTAAATCATTTTTAACAGCTTTTCTCCATGCTGGTGATAATACGATTGCTAAATCTTCAGCATCAATTCCATCAATGAAATCACTTACTGTTGATTTTGCTTCAACTATCATTGCATCTAAAATTTCTTTAGGGTCTGTTAAAGTTCCTCTTTCAAATTGCTTACCTGCTGTTACAGTAGTTGCAAAGAATTTTCTATCTAGATAAGCAATTACTCTTTTAGTAAAGTTTCCTTTTCTCTTTTCTGCCATTCCGTCAACACCATATAATTTAAGGTCTTTTAATTGTAATTCTTCGATAATTTCTTTATCATCATTGATATTTACAATAACTGGTTTAGCTTTTACTTTAACTCCTCCATGTGCTGTTCTTGCTGCTCCTTTATCTACTAATTCAGCATTAGCGAATCTTTTATATTCTACTGAACCACTTGTAGGGTCTCCTGAACCTTCTTTGTTTTTAAGTGCTTCTGATACTGCACTTGTTTGGATGTTTTCTATAACACCATCTAGTGTTTCTGCTAAATTATCCATTACTTGATCATTTAAGTAATCTTGGATATTTAAACTTGCTTGTCTTGCCATTTATAATCTCTCCTTTTCTTTCTTTGTTATTTAATTAATAACTGGCTCTTGATACATTTGATTTAGTTGTTGTATCTACAACTGTTTTTGGAGTTTTTTCTTTCATTCTGTCGTTAATTCCTGTTTGAATTGCTTGTTTGTATACAACTTCAATTTCATCAATTTTAGTTTTAATACTTTCAGCGTTTTCTTTTCGGTAATCAATTACATTCAGTAATGAAATAGGCAACTCCTTTTCACTAGCAATTTTGATTGCTTCTTCTTTTAATTCATAAGCATTTAGTTTAGATAGAGCATCTTCTCGCTCTTTATTTGCTTGTTCTAATTGATACTTATGTTTTTCATCAGCATCCATCTTTGCTAGTTTTTCGGCTTCAGTTCTTTTAACCTCTGCTTCTTGTTCCCATTTTGTTTTCGCTGTTTCAAGTGCTTTAGCAACCTTTTTATCGAACTCACTTTGATATGTTTTATCTTGTAATAGTTCTTCAAAAGTTTTAACTTCACTTACCCCAACTGTTTCTTGTGTAGTTTCTTCAACTACTGTGTTTGTTTCTTCCATTTTATTTCTCCTTTCCCAAGTCGTTGCTTTTTGCCCCAACTCATTAAATATTTAAATGGATTGTAGTTTAATGTCGTTTCGGACATATAAAAAAGACAATCTCTTGTCTTAATTAATCTTTTTGTATTCTCTTCTCTTGTTGTAATATTCTTTCTTTAACCTTTCCCACTCTTTAGGGTTATTTCTTCTTATCTCGATAAACTCTTTCAATTCTGGTATTTCATCGCCAAAATACTTTTTATATCTTTCATATTGCTCGTTAGCAACTTTATTCATTTCAAGCAGTTTCTTACTTGTTTCATCTACTATATATTCATCAATTAAATATGTTAATGTGCTATGACACCAATGGAAATGTCCTGTTATAGGTGGCATATTAATTCCTAATACTAAGCCATCTATATCAACTATTACTTCTTTTAAGTCGTTGGCACTATCTCCATACCATCTATCGAATATGTTTTGACCTTTTAGGTTGAATACCATCTTGTGCATATTCTTACACATCTTTGTAACATTGCCACACATATCAGATATAAACATTACTTTTTCCATACCATAGTCTTTACCAACTTCTAATATTGTTTGATTAGCAATAAATACTGATTGAGCGTCTACTCCACCACTATATCTATCTTCATTTATATTTAAGTGAGTTCTTTGTTGTTTAGAAAATATATTTTTGTAAATGTCATTGTTTAAGTCTATATCATTATTTTGCGATATATCTATCATTATCTGTTTAAACAACTGATTAGCATTGTAGTTTATCTCGTTTTGTATGTAATCACTCCAAATACTACCTAAGTGATTAGGCATAGTCATTAACATTGTATTAAGTACATTAATTGGTCTTGTTTTCTTATCTCGTCTCAATACCCTTTTACACTCGTTTTCAGCGTGTTTATGTGCTATTAGTATAATTGTATTAAAC